CGATGGATTAGGTAAAAGTCTTAAAAATACAGGTAAGAGTGCACAATCTGCAGACCGTAGATTAAAAGGTGCTGCACAAGCATCTTCAAATTCAACCAAAAACTTTTCAAAAATGTCCCAAGGCATCACAGGGGGACTTGTTCCTGCCTATGCCACTTTAGCCGCTAACTTATTCGCCCTTGATGCAGCCTTTAGATTTCTAAAAGGTGCCGCAGACTTTCGTGTATTAACACAAGGACAACAAGCTTTTGCATCCTCAACAGGTATTGCATATAAATCTTTAGCAAAAGACATTCAGTCAGCTACTAGAGGAATGGTGAGTTTCTCAGAAGCATCACAAGCCGCAGCTATTGGTAGAGCAGCGGGACTTTCTTCAGGACAGTTAAGAGAACTATCAGAAGCCGCATTTACAGTTTCAGTCGCACTCGGTCGAGATGTGACAGACTCATTCAACAGATTGGTAAGAGGTGTTACTAAAGCGGAACCAGAACTATTGGACGAATTAGGTATTATATTAAGACTAGAAGAGGCATCGACAAAATATGCAGCCGCACTAGGTCTAAATAAAAACCAACTTTCAATATATCAAAAATCACAAGCAGTAGTAAATGAAGTACTTGGACAGGCAGAAGAAAAGTTTGGAAAAATTAATGAAATCATGGATCCTACTGCAAATGCTTTATCACAAGTAGGTATTGCTTTCGATGAACTACTAAATAAATTCAGACCTATGATAGCTGGTATAGCAGAACCAATGGCTAAATTTATTGCAGGTAACACAACCAATGCAGCAATTGCAATGGGTTTGTTTGCATCTTCTATCCTTAAAAGTTTAATCCCTAGCACACATGAATTACGAATACGTCAGTCAAAGGCTGCGGAAGACAGAATAGACGAGATAGAAAGGTTAAAAATTAAAGAGCAAGAATTAGCAAATAAAGTAAAACAATTATCATCACCAAGTTTAGCACAAAACAAGTTTGCAAGAAAGCTAGGTTCAGAAAGATTAGGATCAGGTGGAAAGCTAGGTGCTCAAATTGCAGAAGGTAAAAAATTAAGTAAAGCACAAATCTCCAATTTACACTCACAACATACTAGAGAAATTGGAATGTTCAAAAACATGAGCGATAATAAAAGAATTTACTATAAAAAAATTCTTTTGCAAATGACTAAAGAGCATGATACTTTTATAACAAAAAATATAGCAAGATCACAACAGGGAGCAGCTCGAATCCAACTATTCTTTGCTAGAAGTGCCGCAAATATTAAAACAGCATTTAATGCTGCTTCTGTAGCCGCTAGTAGAATAGGAATGTTTTTGTCAGGTGCGATGGGGCATCTTGCAGTACTTGGTATGATAATTATGGCAGGTAAAGCTTTAAAGCAATATTTTACTAAAGACCAAAATAAAATACTAGAAAACTTTAACGAAAGAGTAGAAGCAAGTGCAAACTCTATAAAAACTTTAAATGAAGAATTAATGAAGATGTCTCAAGTAAGAGCAGACGGATTAATAGGTAGTGGAGAGCAAAGTTTATTACATACTTTTGAAGCAGTACAAAGTGTTGACTTCGGAAAAATAACAAAAGATTTAGCATATTTAGGAAGCCTTGCAGAAATTAATCAAGAAGGATTCAATGCATTGTCAGATGAGTTTATGACCACTCTTAGAACTCTTGGAGAAATGGATAGCAGATTTGCAGAGCTAAATGATAAAATAAATGAAGCCGGTAAACTAACTCCTAAATTAACTATAGAGATGAAGAAGTTAAGAGATGAAATAGGAAATGAAGGTGCTGCTATTAAAGCTTTGAATAACAATGCTAAAGAAATGGTGAAACAACAAAATAGAATAGCACAGTCTTTACCTAAAGTTCCTTTCCAGGATATGTTAAACTTATTTGAATCTAATATTGCTAGTTACAAAGAATTAATAAAAACACAAAGTCAATATCAAGGTCATTTAGATCGTGAAATTGCTAAATTAGAACTATACACTTATTTCCAAGAGCGTTCTTTACAAATACAAAAACAAATGACAGCAACAAAAACATTATCAATGTTTGGTGATTTAGCTGGCATGGGTGCAACAATGAAAATCTTGAAAGTAGAAGAAAAAAGAAACAAACTACAACAAGAGATACTTAAAATAGACCAATTAAATCTTCAAGTAATGACAGAAACAGACGAGAAGAAACTTAAAGCATTAAGACAGCAAATGGCTGCCCAACATAAAATAATTCATGGAGCAAAGATGGCTCTAGACTTAGAAGAAAAGAAAGCTGACAGAATGTTTAGTAATTATCACAAAATATATAAGAATATGGAATCAGATCTCGGAAAAGCTATTGGAGCTGGAATGAGAGGTGACTCTAGTATGTTTGATAATATAGGTAAAAACTTCACAACTGCAATTACTGACGGTATAGGGGCAATGTTATCAGAACAGTTTATGGATGATGTTTTCGCAGGAATATTAGGTAACGGTAAAACAGAAGCAGAACAATTAAACGATGCCGCAACAAGACATGGAGAAATAATAAAAAAGAATATAGAATTAGGTGGTTTCTCACATGGGTTAGAAATAGTATCAGCAGGTAGTGCTATCGAAAAGAATCTTAAACAGATTCAAACTGATATATTAACTGGCGAAATAGCAGTTGAAAAAGTTAGAGAGGGCAGATTAACAGAGGATAGAGGAAGATTAAGCACAAAAGCCGAGGAGTTAACAAAAAGAAGTTCTATAAGTGGAGTAAACACTTTATTTGAAGACCCAGACGCTGCTTATCAAGCTGCAGTAGATAGACGTTTAAATGAAATGGGAGCAGCACAAGCCAAAAAAACAAGCACGGCCATAACTGAAAGAAAGGCTCTAGAAGGTTTGACAGGAGTGTATGTTAAAGTTCAAAAGCCAAATGGAGAAGTAGTATATGTATCTTCTAATGAACTTAATCTCAGAGACGATACAAACGAGTTTGGAGAGATTACTAAGGCAGGATATGAAGGATCAAAAGCTTTAGGTAGCGGAGGAGCCAACCTTATAAGAGAAAATTTAGATAAGGAAATTAAGAACTCACTTGATATTGATATGAAAGTCTTTAAAAATAAACTCTTGAGTGAAGTACCGCTAATGCTTGAAAGATTATATGAAACAAATAATTCTTTAACAAGTATGGACACAGCTATCCTAGGAAGCCAAGATAAACAAGCTGGATTTGCAAAAACACTTGGTCAACTAAATCCAGTAGTAGATAAAAGCCAAGAAATGGGTAAGGCACAAACAGCATGGGACAGTCTTGCACCTGGGTCTATAGGATATAATCCAGCAACAGGAGCAGTAGAGTATAAACAATTTCCGCCAGATCCAAAATTAGAAAAAGCAGGAATACCTGGGTCGAAAGTACCTTACGTAGATGAAGGCAAAACCGATAGAGACGGATTTAGTAAAAACTTAAACCAATTTTCAGGTGTTGTAGGATTAATGGGAGCAGTAGCAGGAAAAGAAGATAAGACCGCAAAAATAATGGCAAAAGTTGCTCAGATTCAATTATTAATTACAACATACGAAAGAGCAAAAATGGCACTAGACCAAGGCTCTGGATTTTTTGGTGTGCTAAAAGAGTTTTTTACAGGAACAGTACCTGCGAGAGATGGGGGTATTATGTCTAAGCATGGACGTTCTTATGCAAGTGGTGGAGTAGCAAGTGGTCCTAACTCAGGTTACGGAGCAACGCTTCATGGCACAGAAGCTGTAGTACCTCTTCCAAATAACAGAACTATACCAGTAGAACTAAGTGGTAAAAACAGCGGACCTGTTAACACAACAATCAATGTAAACATGGCAGATGGTAGTTCAGATACTACTAGCGATGAAGAAACAGGAAAACAATTTGCACAAGCAATTAATATGGCTGTACTAGAAGAAATAGGTAAACAGCAAAGACCAGGAGGGCTACTAGCAGGATAATATGGCAATAGGATTTAGTGACGGAACAACAACTTTTAGACCAGACAAAGGCTTTACTAGAAAGAATAGTCCTAGTATATTTAAAACAGAATTTGGCGATGGCTATGAACAAAGACTAGCAAATGGTATAAACAATTTAAAACAAGAATTTTCAATTAATTTTGCAACAAGAACAAAAGAAGATATAGACGATATAGTAGACTTTTTTGAACTAAAGGGCGGAGTAACTGCTTTTACTTATACCTATGCAGATAGTAATGAAGGTGGCGGAGAAAAAGCAGTAAAGGTTATTTGTGACGATTGGACACAAACTTGGGAGTATGAAGATTACTATTCTCTAAGTTGTACTTTTAGGAGAATATACGAAGCATAATGTCTGAGAAAATAATAGTAAAGGATTTACAGAAGTTAGACCCAGGCTCAGAACTGGTACAACTATATGAGCTTGAATTTGTAAAAGATAATTTTGCATACTTTACTGCTGGAATAGATGACGACGTATCTACTTCTCTTAGAATGAGAGACTTTAATACTAACTCTACTATTCGTACTTATATTCCTATTCCTGTAAACGCATCTGGATTTGAATTAAAGAACGATGGTGCTATTGCCAGACCTTCAATTACTATGGCAAATATAACAAGTGTTCTTAGTGACGCTGTAGGTTTTGATTACCATGACTTAATTGGATTAAGAGTAATAAGAAGACTAACTCTTAAAAAATACTTATATGGAGAAACAGGAGATGCAAGTCCTCCTATAGAGTTTCCAAGGTCTATATGGGTAATAGATAGAATTAAATCAAGATCTAAAACATCTGTAACTTTTGAACTAGTTGCACCTTTTGACATACAAGGAGTGACTCTACCAGCAAGAAATGTCTTAGCGGAGAGATGTCCTTTTATGTATCAAGGAGCAAGTGATCACTTAGACGAATGGCAAAAAGCACAAAGTGGGTGTAATTGGCACTTAGAAGGAAAAATAAAAACAGGCGGAGATGGAACAGAATACACAGTATATGTAAATCAAGACGATGAATATATAATACCAAGTACAACATCTTTTACAACATATTCTAGTGGTTCTATAACTATAAATACTTATTATAAGACTACTAAAACAACTACAAGATTTAATGCAGACGGAGGTACTTCAAGTGTTACTGCAACAGACTACTGGCAAGCCGTAAAATCTACAGCCTCACCAGGAACACCATCAGATAGTAATTCTAACTTTAAGAGAATAAGAGTATACTCGACATACTCTCATGGTACAGAATACTTTAGCTTTTTAGATGATAGAGATAATAGTTATGTAAAATTTACTGACAATGTTGCTACTTCTTCTACTAATGGTAAAACACTAGTATGGAAAGCAAAAGCTCCAAGTGATGACCAAGCTCCAGGACATGGCCCTTATTGGGAAAGAGGAGATGGGTGTAGTAAGACTACTACAGGATGCAAGAAAAGATTTGGGTTTAATCCAATTAGTGGTGGTACAGCAACCAGCACAGGAAAAGCTGCTACAGATACAAGTGTAGAGCTTCCGTTTGGAGGATTCCCAGGAGCAAGAGCATTCTCGTGATGGATTCTATATTTAATCACGCTGAGCAATGCGCACCTAGAGAATGTTGTGGACTTGTTGTAGAGGAAAATAATAATAAAATTTATATTCCTCTCAAAAATATTTCCGAAGAAAAAGATAGGTTTGAAATGGACGCAAAAACTTTT